ATGCGGCAGATCACCATCAAGAACGAAGATCCCCGGAAGGCGGTATTTGTCTATCAGGTCAGTGCGGACGGCATCCTGTCGGAGCCAACCCCCCTTCATGCTTTGGCGTCGGTGACGCTGACCCAGGCTCACGGCGAACATTACATGGTGGCAGAGGAGCTGATTGGTCAGTTCCAGCCCCCCAAAGAGCCGATGACGGCAACCGAAGTGACGGAGCGGAAGAAGCCTAAAAAAAAATAGGTGGATTCTGGACCCCCTGGTCGTAATACAAAGAGGCAGCAATGAAACACTACACCACCATAGCCATACTGGTTCCCCACCCTGACGATGTGGAGAACCATCTGGATTTCCACAAAGCCGTGGAGAGAGATATAACCTCCGGCCTTGCGGCCGCGGACAAGTCGAACATCTCGATGTTCAGCGAGGAAGATGAGGGTTGGGCTCTGAAAGTTCAGGTCGCAACCGAGTTCAAGAGCGCCGGCTATCGGCTGGGGTACAGCGTGGAGGATCCCGTAGGATGACCAACTACGCCGTAATGTCGATCGTCATACCGCTCGAGGACAAGACCCTGCCGTCCGAGGCGGATCTCATCACCAACGAGATCGAGAAGGTCATTTACAAAGCCACGGAGGGGATGCACTTTTACGCCGATGTCGGTTTCGTCGTGGTGCCTGACGCTAGGGTGCCGGTCATCGCCGGGATCATGGAGGTCCTGCAGGGTATTGCGATCACCATCGCCGACCGTATGCGACAGGCTAACCAGCCAACAAAATTGCAGGAAGCCGTCCTTGTCCGTGAAGGCGAGGAAGGATCGGAATGGGATCTGATACGGAGGAAGGCTCTTGGCGAGGATATCAGCGAGAATTAAAGGATCCCTGGTGGCGGAGAGGGAGACCTTCTTTATCGGGGCCTACATGGCAGAACTGATAACCATGAAGAGCGGTCGCGTAATAGCAAGATCCCTGGCACCAACCAGGAAGATGCGCAGGGCTCACGAAAGTCTGATGAAGAAAGCAATCGGAGATCTTTGATGCCGTCACGCGAAGCAATAGACCGGAAGTCCAGAGCGGAAGACTTGGTATCTCTGGAAGGCTTATTCCAAAGCTTACGAGCTAAGTCCGTCAGAAACATTGCTCAACGGTACAAGCCCTATAATAAGCAACTGGCCTTCCATGCGATGGGATCCCATAAGCGGGAACGGCTATTCATGGCTGGCAACCAGTTGGGCAAGACCCTGGCTGGTGGGATGGAGATGTCCTATCACCTGACCGGGCGCTATCCGGATTGGTGGGACGGCTGTAGATTTGACCGGCCTATTGTGGCTTGGGCTCTTGGTGTCTCCGGTGAGAGTACCCGAGACAATCCACAAAGGATCCTGCTAGGTCGGGGAAGAGACTACGGCAAGGGAACGATCCCCGGCGATACGCTGGATCATGTTCAGCTTGCTCGCGGTGTTGCAGATCTGGTCGATTATGTGAAGGTCCGGCATTTCAATGCCGCTGGAGAGTTCGACGGTTGGAGCTACCTTTATTTCAAGTTCTACGAAAAGGGTCGGGAGAACCTCCAGGGCGAGACCGTTGACTGCATCTGGTTCGACGAAGAGCCACCGTTGGATGTCTATACGGAATGTCTAACCAGGACGAATGCAGTCCGTGGACCGGTCTGGGTGACGTTCACGCCGCTCAAAGGTATGTCGGAGGTGGTGCTCAGATTCATCAATCCGAAGCATGAAGACGCTGACGGATTGGAACAACGCGGTACGGTCAGTATGGAGATCAGTGAAGTCGGTCACTACTCCGAAGAAGATAAACGAATTATCGTGGCCTCGTATCCAGAGCATGAACGAGAGGCCAGGGAAAAGGGAATACCCCTACTTGGTTCCGGCCGCATCTTCCCGATAGCGGAGAATTCAATTCGATACAACGAACACGCTCGATTTGCATCCGGGTATCCCCAATGGTTCAAACATATTGCCGCCGTTGACTTCGGGGAGTGGGACCATCCCACGGCTTGTGTCTGGGGGGCTTACGATCAGGAACACGACACCGTTTACATTTATCACACATATAAACGAAACAAGGTGTCGATTGCCGATCACGCCAGCGCCATTCGCTCGAGGGGCAAATGGATCCCGACAGCTTGGCCGCACGATGGACTGAAACACACGACCCACTCGACGCAGGATACCGGCAAGACGATCCGGTCCCTGTATGAGCGCGAGGGGGTGAAGATGCTCCGGGAGAGAGCGCAGTACGACGATGGGGAGTATGGGGTTGAGAGTGGGTTAATGGATATGTTGAGCCGCCTCCAGTCCGAGCGGCTGCTTGTTGCCGATCACCTTGGGGATTGGTTCGACGAGTTCAGGATGTACCATCGCAAGGACGGACAGGTAGTCAAGTTGCGGGACGACCTTATGGCCGCAACGAGATACCTGATTATGTCATTGAGATTTGGCCGAACCAAGAGATCCGGATACCGATCGGTATCAGTCCATGGGATGCAGGACCACCATGTCATTTGAGATTTATAGGGTTGATACCGCTGAAGCAGCGATGGAAGATTATGATCGGTGGGGTGAGGTTGTTGTTGGAATGTACGCGGAGAGCAACTACAAGGGCTCGAAGCTGAATACGACCAAGGCAAAAGCGACTCTGGCGGTATGGGCGGAGAGCCCGAAGCATCTTCTTGTAGGGGCAAGATTAGAAGGCGTCCCGGTTGGCTTTCTAATCGGTCAGCTTTTTTCTACTTGGTTTGGGGACGATATTTTTGCTAAAGATATCCTTGTATTTGTTCCAGACCCTCACAGGAAGAATGGAATTGCCATGGCCCTGTATCAACATTTCTTTCGGTGGGCTTACCATGAGGGTGCCGTAGCGGGGTATTTATCGACCTCCACAGGGATTGGAACGGAAGCAGCAAAGCATATATTTGAGAATAAGCTAGGGCTTCGGCAGCACGCCCACACGTACAAAGGAGATATGTAATGTGCGGTGATGGTGATGGCGCGGGCGAGGGCATCGGCGATGGTGCTGGGGGTCAAGATGCGGATCCTGGTACTGGTCACGGCGAAGGTGATGGCAATGCGCCTGGGGCTCAAGGCGGTCAGGTTCTTGGTGAGGAAGAAGATGGCCAAAGCGCGGTAGGGCCGTCTTCAAGCGAGTCCGGCGGACAGGGCGATAATCCGGTTGGCGGCATTGTTCACGATGATACGCTGGACGGGCTGTTAGCCGCCGTTCACAACTCAATCAATACAGCGGACCTTGGTGAGAAGGGCGGGCCAGCCGCAAACTCTGACGACTTTGGTTTTGAGAGCGTTTTTGAAGCGGTGCAAGATCAATTTTCTATCGAAAGCGTAGCGGCTAGTCAGGCCGTGACTACAGGGATCGGATTGGCAGTTGGCGCGACTGCTGGAGTTTTTGCTGGGATCGTAGGGTTCGGTATTGCGGCGGCTAGTATTGCGGAAGCGGCTGGCGCTAGCATAGGCCCCGCAGACCCCGGAGAGGGCCCTAGTGGCGGGGGTGCCATACAACAAGAGGTTCAGCAAGTAGGGGCTCCGGTAACTCCGTCTTTAACGGGTGCGGCACCAACGAGAACGACTCCGAGTTTGAGGGCCAGCATTGTTGCCCCAGTTTTGCCGGCCATCCAGTCAACATTCACCCCAACGGCTGGGGCTGATATCGTAGTCAGCCCCACCAGTGTTCCAGAGGCAGTAACGAAAAGCGCGGTGGTCCAAGAGGCTGAAGCCAAGAAAAAGGGCGCAGACGCGCTCAAGCAAATCTTGAGCTCCAGGATTCCCAAGGGACAGGAAAGTACGATCCGAGCGGGACGAGCTGTTCCTGGATCCGAATCCCTGTTTGCCGCAAGACTATTTCCTGTCTCAAGCACTGTAGGGGGTTAGAGCAATGACTCGTCGTAAAAGCCAAGACACGCTGGCCGTGGAGATCATGAAGCGCAACGATGCGCTGGATACTGATCGAGAGGTCTGGAAACCAAGTTGGCAAGAGATCGCTGACAATCTGATCCCTCGAAAGGCCACTATCAACACGAAGGGTCAGAAAGGAGCCAAGCGAAATCTGAAGCGGTATTCCTCTGCTGGGCAACATGCCCATTCGGTTCTGTCTGCCGCCCTGCATGGGACCATGTCGAGTTCGGCTGTTCAGTGGTTTGGGTTTTCTACCGGGAATGAAGAGGTGGACAACAACAAGGAAGTCCGCGCCTATTTTGATGAGACGGCTGCGATCCTCTGGCGGGCTTTCAATCGTGGGAACTTCCATAGTCAGATCCATGAAACCTACATCGATACGACCGGCTTCGGGACGGCCTGTATCCTGCAGGAGCCCGATGGTATTGGCGCTGCAATGCAGGACTTGGTTTTCACGACCTTCAGCATTGAGGATTATGTTTTTGAGGAAGCCAGCAACGGACTGGTGGATACCGTCTATCTCCGGCGTCATTATACCGCCCGACAGGCAATCCAGAAGTTTGGCAAGGACAAGGTTGCGCCATCGGTCCATGGCGACCTGGTTAAAAACCCGGCGAAGAAGCGCCCGTATTATCAACTGATTGCGCCGCCCGAAGACTTCGAGCTGAAGCCTCACAATGATATGGCCTATATCTCCATTCATGTT